AAACTCAGCTCGTTGCATAAGCATTTTTTGTTGGTCTGCTGCATCTTTGCCTTTCTGTGCCATAATAGACAGTACGCCACCTAGAACAGTAGAAGCTAACATTGATAAAAGTTCCATTGGTATCATTCTGATTTCCTCAGTTTTATATCTTGAAAATCTTTTAGTCTTATCAGGACCTCTTTAACATTATCGGTTAATATTCCTTTTGCCTGTTGGTCTTTAATATATTTTTGTATTTGAGGAATAGTCATGTCTTGCATTTGGTTTGTTAAGTATTCTGCTCTTTTGTTTATGCTTAAAGATTTTACCCTAGCATCCGTAGATGTAAGACCAATCTGTTTGTTTTTAATTCTTTTTTGTATTCCTTTAATAACCTGCTCATTCATATTTTGTGCATTATTTAAAACTTCATTTGCTAATATTTGTCTTCTTTCGCTAGGTTTAGCGTCTTCCATTTTTTTAAAAATCTCATAAGCCAATCTTCCGTTTCTAGCTTTTTCAGTATTATCTTCTTTTTGTATTTCTTCTATTTCAGAAAACTTACCTGCTCTTGCTGCAAAAACTTCATCATAACTTTCTCCAAAAAACCTTCTAGCTATAGGAATATCTCTTGGTGATAAATCTTGCCCATTGTAAACTTTGCTTGTTACATTTAGTATTCTTTGTAAAAATTGTCCAGGGCCACCAAAGTATGTTCCTGCTAGATATTTTAAACTTTCAGGAGATACTTCAAACCCTAAATTTTTAGCAGTATCAGCTAAGTTCATAGCCATTTCTCCACCATAAGTTTGTGCTGTCCAAGGAAATATTTTTTCAGAACTATTTATGTTTCTAGTTTCTAACCACTCAGGTCTAATTGCTCTACCTAAACCATCTTCGTTAGCTAACAATTCAGTATAAGGTCTCAATGGAGTAGGAACTAAACTCCCACCAAATGGGCTTAATGTATCAAAAAATTCTGTATATATTTCTTTTGCTAAATCTCCACCTTCTTGGTCGAGGTTTTGTCTAACAGCTTGTTGCACCTTGTCCATAGTAACTTTTAGTGGAACTAAAGCATACCCTATTGGTAATGATGCGTAAGTTAATTCTCCATCTTCGTTTTCGCCTGTAATAAAAACTAAATTTCTGTTAGTAACCCAGTTACTTCCATTAGTAGACTTTAATTTTTCTCTCCATTCAGGATCTTTGTAAGTATTATAATAATCAATAGCTCCAGTTATAGCCATCAATCCACCTAGTGTTTTAGCTATATTTTCTTTGCTTTTAAATACATTTTTAAATAAAACTTTGTTTGCTTGTATTGCAGGGTTAGCAAATAAATAACCTGCTCTTATAGCTCCTACGCTTGTGCCACCTAGTGTAGGATCAAAAGATGAGTTCCTTGCTGCTAATGCTGCTTTATCAGAACTAAACCCTTGGCTTTTCATCATTCTAAATACACCGAATCTTGTTCCATCTTCAAACATTTTGTTAAAATTATTAACAAGGTCATCAACTTTATCTATTTTTTGTTTCATAGATGCTGTAAAAAATGTTCCATCTTTGGTCATGTCAGATAGTCTAGCTACTTTATCTTCTACTTGTTGTACTGTAGATAAACCATATCCACCAACAGCTCCACCACTTCTTTTAAAGTCTTGATATTCGTCAAATAATTTTACTTCTTCTGGCGTCTGTGCTTTTGCTTTTTTCATTTCTATGTTGTAAACAGTTTTCATATCAGTTCCTATATTTTTAGGATTTAATAATTGTGCTGCTTGTTTGCTTACAGGGCTTTTAAAACCTAATTTAGTCATGCTGTTTACAAATGCTTCTGTCCTATCTCTAGATAAGTTTGGTATCATAAATTCAGGACTATATCTTGTATATAAACTTCCTAGCTTTCTGTTTATCCATGTAGCTCCATTAAAAAGGGCTTTAGTAAGACCTTCTAATTCTTTTTTAGGTCTACCTTTAAATGCTTGTGCTAAATTTTTATCTTTAAAATTAATTAATGTTTTTTCTCCATTTTCAAATACACTCAAAGTAGTATCGCTAGGCTTTGCTCTGTCTTGAAAAGTGTCTGTGTCTACTTGCTTGTAGTAAGGTTGTTTGTCTTTTCTAATAGTTACAATAGAATCAGCTACATCTCTATTTTGATCTAATAGTTTTCTAAAAGCTATATTAGCTTTATTTGTTTCTGCCCTTCTAATAGTTTGTGCTAGACTTTCATTAATGTTCTTTCTAATAGAACTAACTTCTAAATCACTACCTTTTAATGTTCTGATACCTGTTGTTTTAACTTCATTAAAAGCATTTCTAGGATTAAAATACGATTTAATATCTGTTTCATCTATAATTCTGTTCAAAGGAACATAGTCTGGTCTTTCTTTTCTCCAAATTTCTGCTTGTTTTTTAGAAACCAATCCACCTCCTTCTGCTGTATCTAATATTTTTTTAGATAAAAATTGCAATTCTTTTATTTCATCATCTAATAAATCTAGCGTTCCATTTTTTTTCATCTTATCTAATGTTTGTTTTGCTGATAAATTAGACATTCCTGAAGCTTGGTCTTTTCCAAGTCTTTTATTAACTTCTGGTGCATATTTAGCAAGTAAAATAGTATCTAAATCTTTTGACAGTTCGTCAGCAGTTCTGTTTATTTTTGCTCCTTTTTTAATTAGCCCATCGTTTATAAGTTTATTAGAGTCTATTAATAAATCTGTTTGGTCTTTAATTTTTTGTTCTGCTAATCTTTTTTGTAAATAATAATCTGCATCATCTTTACCTAATGTTTTTAATGGACCACCAGGTTTGTATAATCCGTCTGCAACAACATCTTGAAGCTGCATTTGTCTTATATTTTCATCATCCCATTTTTCTCTTTGTTCTAAGTAAAACTCTTTATTTTCTGTTTTAATTTTTTCTATTCCTTGTTTCCTTAATCCGTCTATTCTTTCAGATAAAGTTTTTACATCAGAGTCTGTGTTTATAAGTTTAATAACATCTCTTGTTTCTAACCCTTCTATTTTACTATATGCTCTACTAAACATAGCTCCAGTTAAACCTAATCCTCCACCTAATAAAGCTCCAGTAAATCCTGCATCAGTTAGTTCTTCTATAGTAGGCATACGACCTTCGTCAAAACCTTTTTCTATCGTTACTCCACCTGCTGCTATTCCTGCACCTATTCCACCTTGTCTTGCTACTGCATCTGTAACAGCTTCGAGACCTTTTTTGCCTTTTGATCCTGGAATTAAATTAATAAATGAATCAGCTAGTATTCTTCCATAAGATATATTGTCAGGATTTATCATTCTTTGAGCTATATATGAACCTGCTGCACCTGAAGCTAATCCACCTACTACATAACCTAATGGACCTGCTACAGTAGCCCCACCTAGTCTTCCTGCTTCTCCAATAGCTATTTCAGTACCTAATGCAGTTGCCATTTGTGATACTGATGCTTCTGCGTTTAAATCTTTTGTTGTTTCTATATTAGAATCTTTGCCAAACAAATCAGAAGTTTTTACTTTATTACCTGCTAAAACATTAGACAAATCAATATCTAACCCTTTCTTTTGATTGTTTGTTGATTGAGGTATTTGTAAATCTATATCTAAAACTGCCAACTTATGCTCCTGTGTATATTATGTTATTAGCTTCGAGAGTGTCTTTAATGTCTTGGTCTGTTGCGTTAGGATAATCTGCTTTTATTTTTGCAACAGCTTCATCATATTGTTGTTTTGTTATGTTATTTGTCTGCCCTTCTGTTCCAAAAAAACTATTACCAGTTGAAGAAGTATCTTGAGTTGTTCCTTGATATCCAAATGATCCATCTGATCTTTGATATATAGATATTTTGGCATCTTTTCCTAATGCTTCTTGTCCTGCTTTTAGTGCTTGTGCACCTGTTCTATATGTTGTTTGTGAGTCAGCTACTGATGCAGCAGATTCTAATGCTTCTGTTCCTGTGCCACCTCTTAATAAGGTTAATCCTGCCCTTAATAAGGCAGCATTTATAACTTCTTTAGATGTTGATTCTGAAGAAGGTCTTAATACTTGACCAAATCTTGGCAACTGTTCTTGGGGAGCTTGTGCTACTTGTGGTAATCCAACTGCATTAGCTATAACTGGTTGAGGTTGTCCCCCACCAAAAAACATCGGAGCTACTGATAATCCACCAAGTAATCCTGTTGTTTGCAAACCTGTTAAACTTGCATCTGCAGTCTGCACTATAGGTTTGTTTAACATATCTAGCCCTCTAGACCTATTACTTGCTCTGTTAAAAGCTGCTGCTCCTGCCTGTCTTTGTGTTTCTGCTGTAGCTGATGCTGCTCGTCTTGCTGCTTCTGCTGCTTGTCTTTCTGCTTGTGTCAAAATAGGAGCATTAAATGAAGGATTTATTACAGGATTAGGTGGAGGAAAATCAAACTTAGCTGCTCCTTGCCTATCAATTTGTTCTTGTAACTTTCTTCTAGTTTGACCACTACCCACCATTCTTTGTTTAGAAATAGTTGCAGCAGGTGTTTCTGATGCTAATAAACCTTTTCTTTGTAACTCACTTCTTTGTGTATTGTTTAAAGCATTAGTAATATTTTTAGTTGCTGCTTTATCTATTAGAGGAAAAGAACCTGTTTTATTAGCTTTACCAACAGTTTTAACATATTCTTTTGCTATGGATGTTGCAGCTTTTTTACCTGCTCCTCGTTGAACAAGTGCAGTAACATAAGGTTGAACAGCTTTACTTCCTGCTGTTCTTATTGCAGTTGCAAGTAAACCTTGTGCTAATGGTGCTGCTAAAAATAAAGCCATTTATATCTCCTAGAGTAATCCTTTGTAATATTGCATTAAATCTACTTCAGGTAATCTTAATCCTCCAGAAGCTCCTGGCATTGGTAATGCTTTAAGTGGTTGTTGTTCTGGTTCTGTAGCTGATAATAAACCACCTAGTCCAGATATTAAGTCCATAGTTTCTTCACCTGACATATTAGATAAAGCATCAAACATTCCTGGCGTTTCTGGTAATGTTCCATCTCCTGTAAAAACCCCTTCTGGCGTTCTTAGTTGTCCTGTTTCTAAATTATACTGTGATGCTATAGCATTTTGCATATTAGTAGGTTGATTACCTGCACTATAAGTAAGTCCTTGATCGTTTGCTCCAAAAAGACCTGGAATATTAAAAAAGGTAGGCCCTTGTTGTGTTGCAGGAGGTTGTATCATTTGATTTTGCATTTGTTTTAAAACTTTTGGTCTTGTTACAGGTATTTGTGGTGAACTAAAAAGACTACCAAGTCCAGTAAACATATTTCCAAAATAATCTATCATAATATTTCTCCTAGCTTAATAGCCCTAAAATTCCACCTGCAATAGCCCCATATGGACCTGCAAAACCTAGTGTAGAAGCAAGTGATGCTCCTGTAGCTGCTCCACCTAGAGCACCTTGAATACCCCCACCACTTCTGCCACCACCACCAGTAGATGTAACTGTGCCTGGTAAAATAGTACCTGCCACAATATTTCCATATTGACCTAATGCTTGACTTGGTGCTGCTTGTTCAAATGCAAACCTTTGCATAGCTTCTGTTATAGGTTGTTGTGCTCTTACATCTTGTGCTTGACCTACTTGTGCAAGTGTTTGTGCAGGTTGTGTAAAGGTGCTCATAATACTAGGTGCAAGTCCTAGTGTTACTGCTTGAGACTTAACTATATCCCCATACACATCTCCATACAATTTAGATGCAACATCGGCTTGTTTCTGAGTAATATCTCTTATAACTTCTGATTCTAAAATAGCTTGTCTTGTACCACCTAGTTGGCCTTTTCCTGTAGCATCCCTTCTTGCTTGTTGTAGCAATCTAGAACCACTTTCTTCTATAGGTCTTAGACTTGCTGCTAACGATTGTTGCAGCATAGGATCTTGAAACCTTTGTGCAGGGCTCATTAATTGTTGTTGGAAACCAGGAACAATAGAACCATATCCTAACGCCCCTTGTGCTCCTGCTGCTTGTATTGCTGCTTGTTCAGCAGCTATTGTTGTATCACTAGGAGACGCATAAGTTTGTCCAGGAAAGAACTGTTGTGGTCCTGCTTGGAATTGTGTTTGTGCTTGTTTATATAAATCACTTAAATAAGGTGCTTGTATTGCTGATGGTTCGCTTCGTTGTACTTGTGTACCACCACCACCTCCTCCTCCGAGACTCATAGTCTTTCTCCTTTAATGTATGGTTGTAAGTTCTTTGCCGAGAACTGTGTATGTTTGTTCATATCCGTAATGCTCCAATTTTTTGATAAATCCTTTCCTGCAAAATGTTTCCATAGCATGACATCCGTTTTCTTCTGCCCATGCTTCTATAACTGTTATAGAATGTAACCAGTTATCTATTTCTTCCCCACCTAAAGTTATTATTCTGCAAACTTTTTTCTTTGGGTAATTTATAATCTCTGTTGTAACAACTGCTTTTATATTAGCTTCGCTATCGAATACTATCCATAACTGCATTTTTGCGTCTTTACAAAAATTATAAATATCTTCAGAAGTCATTTCGCTTTGACCTTTTTTTGCTGCTCTTTCTATAAAAGGTTCACATGCTTCCCATATCTCATCAATCTCTTGTGATGGTATGCCTGTTAAAAATGTTGTCATAATTTAGTATAGTTACCTGCTGCGTTTACAAAGTATATGCCCTCACCTGCACTACCAGGATTAAAGTCAGAGCCATCAGCGTAGACAATATCGCCTTGTTTTTTTCTTATAGGTTCTACATGTTTTACTTCTATAAAGGTTGTTGCGTTTTCTTGTAACGCACCTTGCAGTTTAGTAAGTTCCTCAAAGATATATCTAGGTAAATCTTCAGGGTTACTTGGTACTGGATTAGGGGTATATTTAGGGGCTTGTGCCATTATCTCTCTCCTATTACCTCATATTCTAAATCATATCCGTTCAGCTCAAAAGTGCTATCTTCTGTGTGTTGAAATCTTACTGCTATAAATTTACCTGTACTTCTACAATCTACTTTGTTTTGCGTATTAGGTGTAAATTCTTGACTAGGTGTAAATGTATATGTGCCGTTAGGACTCATAGAACTTCCTACCGATATAGTACATTTGCCAGTTCCTGCTATCTTAGGCGTAAGTTTTCTTACTTGTTTTACTGTGTTTGTGTTGCCATCTAAGGTTAATCCTTTTCTTTCTATGGTTGTGATGTAGTTTTCACCTGCAAACTGTTGCCCAAAATCTCCACGATACAGTTTAGTATCTGCTACACCTGCCATAAGAATAGACCTTTCTGTTGGGTTATATTGCCTATCTCCCCATGTACCACTATAAGCTGTCCATGTAGCTGATTGTCCTGACCATACAACAGATGTTGCACCAGGATCTACAATTCCAGGACCAATGTGATAAATATTAGGCAAATCACGAAAAGTAAATGAGTTATTAACATAGTTATAAATTAGTGCTTTATTGCAATATTGTGAACCGATACTAGGGTAACATACCCACATCTCAGATTGTTGAACATTGTGTGTGCAAAAGGTTAAGTTAAAATAAGCATCATTAATATCATCAAATAGCTGTCTTTTAATTAAATCAGAAGCTACAGACTTTTTAGATACTCCATTGTGTACGATTAAATCACCTTGCGTTACGACAAAGTGGTTTCCGTCAAATTCTGCTATACAGTTTCTTGTTAATACACCTGTATCGTTAAATAGTTTTTGGAAACTAAATACAAGGTTTCCACCTATATATTGGGCTAACCATGTAGAGTTTTCTTTATATATAATAAATGATTGTTTTAAAGCTAATCCATCTACAATAAAATCTGATTCATCTCCTATAGTTACAGAACCTGCGTCATTAGTTGCTGATGCTGTCCATGAAGAAGGTAATGCAAAGTTTTCTGCTGCATCTCCCCATCTAACTTTGTTAGGAAGTTCTGTGCCACTTTCTGTAAGATTGAGTGCCATTAAATAATTACCAAAAGCTTTGATAGTTTTACAAGTTGTACTTGATGGCCAATTAGTTAAATCGCTAAATGCACTAGCTCCTACTGTAGCTAATGCTTGTGGATCATCTACCCCATTACACAATATAGGTAGACCGTTATAGATAGTTCCTGTCCAGTTTCCTACTGAAGTTAAATTAGTTGAGTAATCTCCACCTGATGCCCTTGTAAAGTCTGTGTGTGTTGAGCTACCACTTTGTCTGTAAATCTTTGCTGTACCTGCATAAAACCAATATACATTTGTGCCTGATGCCCAATTAATTACAAAATATGGGGCAACTGTAGGTGTGCCGAATACTTGGTCGTGTCCTTTGATCTTTTTAGCTGCATTATCTGCAAATCTAACATTAGCTGCTTCCGAATAAAATTCAGGTGGCAATACAGTATTGTTTGTATCTTTTACTAGACCTTTAGGTGCAGGTGCTACAAATGTTGCCATTATGCAGTTCTTCTCCACATGTATGCAACTATGTATGGTGGCATGTTGTTGTGAGCTCCACCTCCACCAGTAGCGTCTGTTACCATATTATCTGCAATATTAACTCCGTTACCACCTGTTATATCAACGTCATTATCATTAGGGGCAGGTTTCCAACCTTTTGGTCTGTTGTGAGTATGTGATGGCATTTCAGCGATAGTCAATGTATGTGTTTTTGCACCACCTGTTTCTTGTAATGCGTCAAAATCACTATCTGCTGCGTTATAGCCAACCATCATTCTTCCTGAACCAAATGCTGTCCATGTTCCGAATCCTAATAAAGTTGCAGGGTTAGTTGTTACTGCTGCATTTATATAAATAGATCCTACAGGGTATATGTCTGACATTGTTACAAGTCCACTACCTGCTGATAATGCACCTGTAATAGTTAGATTTCGTATTGCTGTTACATCTTTGTTTGCATCAGCAGTTACAGCTTTAGACGCTTCTACTGTTCCAAGTGTTGTTATATCTACATAATTAAGTTCTGTAGTATTTGCCGTAACACCATCGAGTAAATTTAATTCTGCCTGTGTACTCGTACAAGCACCAGATAAATTTGGGAATGTTGCTTTTACTGTCGATTTGATTAATCTTAAATGGTCATCACCCTC